AGGCAGCTCAAACTTTTTTTGAGAAAGTTCCTCAAGCAGCTTGTATGTAGCGATGTTGATCGCTACACTTTTGAATTTATCTGGATTCACTTATGCCTCCAACTCGGAAGGATTAAATGCAGTTGGATCATCTGCTTTCTCTACTCTATAAAAAGTATAGAACTCAGTACCTTCAGGCATTTTGCCAGTTCCTTTGGCTTTTTGTTTATAAGCACCGAAACGATGTTTAACTCCATCAACGACAATAGTTCCTGACATATCGTATGATTGTGGAGATTTTTTATTTACAGCTATGAAAGCAGCGCCAAGATCTGGTCTTTCTTTTGCTGGTGCAGCTGGTGCTGCTGTTTGTGTATCTGACATATTTAGATTACTCCTCTAGTTTGCAGATGTGATTTAACTGAAGTGAACTTTTCCATAAAATCTTGATAGATCATTGGATTGTTTGCCTTCAATTCGGATAAGAAAACTTTATTTTTAGAAATCCATTCCTGATAGTTACCAGCATGACTGACTGAATTTAATTCCTTCAGTGCTGATTGGATTTTTTTATCTTGCTGCTCTATTGCAGTAGAAACTTCTTCAGCTGACGCAATGCCATCTGATATAAAAGCGCAAAATGCTAAGGCTCTTCCAACAGCAGATGTTTCTGCGTTTTCTAAGGCGCTAGTGGTGTTAATCCTACTTGCTTTCCTATTTTCCTCAGCATGACCTGATGATACATGCTTTCCATCAATGAAGATGTCAGCTTGCATAACAACAGTTTCTTTATCAATACTTATAATTTTAGTAACTATATCAAGTGCAGTACCTAAAACTCTTCTAGCAATTGCAACTCTTAACGATACTGTTGCATAAGATTTTCCATGTATTGAAATGGTTTGTCCATTCAATGATTTTTTAAATTCATTGTTAGCCTGGACTAGCTTATCATTAGCATTAGACATATTATAATACCTCCTATGATTAGTGCTATTTTTAATCGCTGCTTTGTTGCAGCTTTTTCTTTTTGATCAGCTTTGAGCTGTCTATAAAAATCTCTTTGAAAATTATCGTAATTCATTAATTTACTTTCCATAATTCTTTTGCATTTTGGAGCAGATCCTCAGGCAATCCATTCCAAGCAAAAGGATGATCAAAATTTCCATCAATCATACTTATTGCATGATCAACAATTTCATCTCTGCTTTCTTGTTGGAATTGAGATAAGATTTTTTCTCTTCTAATAAAAGTTCTGTTCATTATTTGTAAATTTCTTTTCATACCTTCCACTGTTAAGTGCTTGCAATTGGTACTATCAAAAATTTGAAATCCACCTTGAACTGCATAAAGTAAATAGACTGGTACTTTAAAGTTCCAGTGAGCAGCATAAACTGCACACTGGACCACATGGTTAAAACTAGCGACAGCTGGAGTGGAGGAAACAATAAAACTCCTACTTCCATCCTTCTTGATCTTGCCAAGTCTGCTGTATTTAGTTTTTAGTTCAACAATCTTACGAGGTAGAAAGGCATCTGGACCAGGATGTTCTCCTGTAGATGTCGGATTTACACCGATCCTCGTTTGACTGTTACCAAAATCAAAGTCAATACGACCAACAACTGGAAGTAAAGGAGAAGTATGATATACATCATCCAGACTGTTGGCTGTTATACTGACTTGTCTTTCACAAGTGATAGGACTTGCTATCGCTAGTTCTTTTAATCCAGAATATGCGTTACGAATTATCTCAGGAACTTCCTCAAGATACTTTTGTTTCTTATCTGCATCTTTATCATCTACTGGATTGTAATCTTTAAAAATTTCTATTTGTTCTTGGATTGCATTATCCAAACTAATTTTTTCATTTGTTGTTGATCCAACTTTTTTTGTAAGTGGATTTAATTTATAAATTGTGTCAGCCAGGTTTCTTTGAAGTGCATCGCCTACTCTTTTACCAGCTTCCATAGCTGAATTAGATTTTAATAAAGTTCTTCTTTGTTCTTGGGTAAGAACAACATATCTAAATAACCAGGCACTATCAGGTAAAGCAAATTGTGTTGGAGAGAAGTGAGAGATTTTTAATTTTTCTGCGAATAGAGGTAAAGTTTTTTCTTTAAGAGGATCTTGTAACTCTTTATTGATTTGTATTTCCATGAGAGTACATATAATTCTCTCAGGTTTAATGTAAAGCTAGTTATCCATAGTGGATAATATTATTTTTCTGATATATTCGTCTTGGTACGATTAGATCCGATTGGAACGACATCGCCTTTTTTGTTCTCATATTTATTTGAATTTTTTATGTGATTTAAAAACCATTGAACAAAAGCAGCTCTTGGATATAAAATTTTATCTCCTAATCTAAAGTGCATTGGACTATCGGTATCTTTATTCAGTCTCCATTTTTTTAATGTGTTCACTGGTATTTGGAAATCTTTTTCAATGTCATGATCTGTTGCAGTTTGTTTTTCTTTAATCCAATCTTCAAACATTACTTTTTACCACCAGTTACAACTCTTAAATCATTATTAATTTTGTCCATAATTTTTTGTTCTTTTTCAAAAAGTTTAGGAATAATTCCTCTGTTAGCTTTCTCAATCATCTCAGCATTAATTCTTTCAGTTATCTGCTCAATTTTATCAACTAACATTCTAACTTCTTCTTGAGCTTTTTCTGTTCTCATTGCTAATTCTCTAGCAATTTTTTCTTTTTCTTCCTTTTGTTTTTTAGAATATCTTTCCATCTGTTGATTAGTATATTTAGAATATTCATATCTTTGTTTTAATTTTCCAATTTCTGCATGCTTTTGATTTAGCTGCATTTTTAATTCTTCTTCTCTATTAACAAGTGCAGATGCTGGAATAGATTTTTTTAATTTTGTTTGGTCCACGACAGCTGTTGGATTAACAACTGCAATTATTGGAGCAATGAATTTAGGATGAAAATCTTTTAAAATAAATTTATTTTCTTGGCTAACAAAAGGATCTGGATTAACTAAATTACTTACTCCTCTTATTTCTTCATACAGTCCAAAATAATATTGTGTTTCAAAACTATCTTCAAATACTTGAACATCAATTCCAACAACACAAAGTTGATTTACATAATCTCCAGTTTTGTCTGATGCTCTATAATAAAAAAGAACTTTATTATGATACATAGATCCTCTTGCCTCAACTTTAATAGCTTTAATATCTTCTCTATAAATATCTCTTGGAACTACAACTTTTTCTAAAGGTTTGCCTATCTCTTTATCTAAACCATAAGCCTCTCTAGCATAATCAACAACATCATCTTCTTTTGCTATTGTGTAAGAAAATAATCTGCCTGGTGCATAATATTCATCTAATTCTTCAGGTTTTAATAAATTTACTTTACTCCAAATAGGAACAGATTTTTTATCAAACATTAAATCAACTGGATCACAGCCTAATTTCTGTGCATATTCAATTGCAGTTTCTCTTGAGATTTCTCTTCCTCCAGATGTGTGATGATAAACAGATCCAGCTGGAACTCCTGAAAGTTCTGCAAATTTTTTAGTATTTAATCCTAAATCAAAAAGTTTATGTTTTAATAAAGTTGATGGTTCTACTGTTCTTGCCTCATATTCAGTAGTATTCCATTCTTTATTAAATCTTTGTAAAAAATTATTTTTTTTTGTGTGATTTTTTTTCTCTGCAATTTTATTAATAACTGTTTGATAAACTGCATTTTCAGGACCAAATATGATCATTCTTTTTTGATCTTTATCTTTTTCTCCAGGTTTTTTTTTATATAAAAGCATTACATCTGCTTTACCTAATCCTATTAATCCTTGAGGTGGAAATTTAAGAATTTTAAAATCAACTAATTCAGCAACATTGTTCCAATTGCCTAGTTTTTCTTCCTTTATTTGAAGTGCCATAATTCAACTAGATATAGTTATAAATATTGGAAAGTAAAGGATATTATCCACTATGGATAACTTTTTTATTGACTATCTATCTCAGACGAATAAAGCCTTAAAAATGCCTAGGAATCAGTATTTTAGCCAATTAGTAACACCATATTCATATTGGCATAGAAATCAACATAATGGCATAGCTTATACAGATCTTGATAAATTGGCTATTTGTCCAGCTTGTGCTCAACCTCTCCTATTGGCTGATTTAATCTATAATAGAGATAATCAATTTAAAGGTAAATCTCCATGGCTGAATAGACCATATAAATTTATGGCAAAAAAAGCTGGAATACCTTTTTTCACAATTTGGTACACAGTTGACGAAAATACTGAAAACAGAGAAATCACAGAATTTATAATTAAAAATCAGCTCTCACAAGCTCAGAGATTAACATTAACACCTGATCAGATGCTCCAGTACCTAGAATATAAAGTGCAACAACACATTCCAGATTGCCAATCAAAAAATTATTTATTGAAGAGAGTTACAGATACTAACGAACACAATCAAAACTTTTTACGTCAAGATAACTATGTCAAAATTCTACTTAACAGATCCTAATATAAATACTTTGCCATTGAATGACCTTCAATTCAGGATCTATCACTATTGTTGTGCAAACTATAATGTAAAGAAACTCCAGGCATTTATTCGCATAGTTAATATTGGTGGACAGTTTCAATTAACAAAAGATGAGGTCCAGCAAGAGTTAATTAATTTATCTGAAATAAAACATTTGGATTTGCCATTAATAAAAATAACTAAAGAGAACTATATTTCTTTTGATATGCCATCTCATAAAAAGTTTCTTGAAAGTATAGGATTTAAAAAGTTTAGTAATTATGGCTGGAAAGTATTGAATGGTCATTTAAAACAAATACATACAAAAGAACTAAACAAAACTTATTTATATCCAAGATTAGATCAGTATGAGCTTTATGATCAGCTTGAAGATTTGCCAACTGAAGAACTTAATAAAATAAAAAAAGAGGATCTACAATATCCATGGGTGTTAAAGAATGTTATCAAAAATAGAGCATAATCTAAACGAATATATAAAAGTTAGAAAAAATATAGTTCTAATTATGAATGATGCTGGTAGCTGTGAGAGATTTCTTAGTAAGCCAAATAATAAAAGATGTCCTAGTATGTATCAGCTCCTGGAGACTTATGTTGGTTATGATAAAAAAGATTGGGGTTATTATGTAACTCCTAAATTAAAATTAAGAGCAACTCCAAGACAATTAACTCATTATAATTTAGCAATAGATCTGTTGCTTATGATAGATGAGAAACTATTTGAAGATCCTTTATTAATGAGAAAGATTTTATGGTTAAAAGCTACAAGAAATAGTTTTAGTTCTATTGGAAGATATTTAATTTATCATCGAACAACCATCAAACGAATGTATGATAACATCTTGGATAAGCTAACAAATAAAGTTATTTGCAATAGTATTGACATTATAGACAAAAAGTTTAGTTAATTTATATATCCTCAAATAAATTTATAAAAAATCAAACATAGGAAAACATCATAGTTGCAAAGTTATCCTGGAGCTGTAAAATAATATATAACTGCTTTTAAAACAGAATAATATTACTCTGAAATTTATATTTTCTTTTTCTCTTTTTTCTTTTTTCCAACAATAATTATT